TTCCGTCATGATAAATCTGTAAATCATTACCATCACCTGCTGCTAATTTAACGTTGTCTGGTAATTCAAGGTTGCCGAACATTCTTAACGGGTGAGAAAATATAAACTTGTCGTCTGAGGCTCTCCAAGTTAAAGAGGCATCTGTACTTGCATCAACTGCATCTTGAATAGTAATACCTGCACCATTAGCAGAACCTGAAGTATCACCTGACCCAGCATTTAAAGTTATGTTTTTATCTTCTACATCTAAGGTAGCTGTGTTTAAAGTTGTTGTAGTACCTTGTACAGTTAAGTTGCCTCCAACAGTTACATCACCTACCGTTGAAACAACACCACTTGCACTTAAAGATAAATAATTATTTGAATTTCTTCTGAAGCTTAAAACATTATCTGAATTTGTTTGTCGAAGCATCCAACTTTCAGAACCACCATCATAAAATCTTAATATAGATTCACTGCCAGTTGCACCATTTATTTTTAGTTGGGCAGTACCAGTTCCATTTATTAAAAGGTCATCTGAAAGTGTAACATTACTACTAAAAGTTACATTTTCACTAGAATCAATAGTTATTGCAGTAGCATTACTATTATCTACAATTCCCGGTGTACTTGAGAGTTCTACAGGTATCTTAGTTGTCATTTATATCTCCCTTAAAAATATGTTCTGTCATCGGTCATGTAACTAGGTGTAGGATTTAATAATACACTTTTCATTTGTCTCATGCCTTTTTTATAATCATCCATTGCAAAAGCTGCTTGTTGTGGACTTTCTTTAAATTGCCAGACGTAATATCTTACTCTAGCTAAAATTACATTTTTATACTGGTCTGGTAAAACTATTTCATCACTATAAGCTGACAAAGCAGTTGGTCTAGCAAAAGCATAAAAATGTATATTATAAACTTTATCAGGTATTGGACTTAACCCAAATTTTCTATTGTCTGGTGATTTAATAACATATGTTGGTTCACCATAACTTTGTGAATCTGCATCATCATTATTTTCTGCATCTCTATAGTATCTAGTCCAATCAGCTAAACTTAAAAAGTTTAAACCTTTAGATACAAAAGGTGCTGTTTCACCACTAACATTAACTGTAGTTAAAAAGAAATCATCCCAGTCTACAGTTGCAAAATCAGTAGTTATACTAGAACTACCAGATTTTAAAGTATACCATCTTTGTCCAGCTACTGAAGCTACAGTTGTATTTCCATAGAAAGGGTCTGTTGCTCCACTTAATCCTGCTGAAAAGAATGGTAACTCAGGTTCTTCATTAGCAATATCAAAAATAGCTTTGTTAACTGAATCTTTTACAAACTGTTGAAAACCTATAGCAGTTGCAAAGTTTGATGCAGTTAAAGGAATTTCATTTAATTCTCTTAATACTTCATTTGATAAATCTAAATATGTTGTTGCCATTATGCTTTATGTTGTTTTTGTATTGCAAAGTTTGCAGTTTGTGAAGCACCTTTATGTTTAACAAACTTTCCAGAATGCTTCATTAATTTATATTCTTTACCATCTTTCATCCAATGGTAGCCTTTAGGTGCTTTAACTTTCATTTTAACAAGGTTCAGCTTTAGGCATTACTTCTCCACCATGTCCATACATAGTTCTGCCACCTTTCATCATTTTCTTTTTAGCCATACCACCGTACATCATTTTTTTCTTTTTATCTTTTCCGTACATCATTTTGTTATCCTTTTAATTATAAAAAAAGGAGAGGTCCGAAGACCTCCCCAAATTTAGTATTAGTCAATACCATAGAATGCAGAAACTAAAGCATCGTCTCTTAAGACGTTTGCTCCGTATACATGCAATCCACGAACTATGTCACCAAACGAACTTGGGTCTCTCAACACTTCTGTTGAAAGAATAGTTTGTGCAGTAGCTGTAGATGACATATGTCCAGCCAAACATTTACCAGCAGCATTAGATACTGCAGCAATGTTGTTTGATTTGTACATATCAAATCCACGAAGTTTACCACTTGATACTAAACCATTTCTGATTGAGCCTTGACCTGCGTTGAAGTCTACAGACAACAATTTAGAAGATGATTGACCTAGTACTTCATAGAAGTCAGGACTAGCAACAAACCATCTGCCTTCTTCAGGTACGTTTGCTTCATCTAATAGTCTAGCCATTCTAGCCATTAAGTCTAGAGGGTCAGTTTCAGATGCACCTAAGTCAGCAGCACCAGAGCCATCAAAGACTCCTGCAGCTAAATCAGTTGCACTGTCAGCACCTAATACATGGTCAGGTGAAGATGATGAAACTCCAGCAAACATTTCAGCTATAACAGCAGCATCGTATGCATCTTTAAGAGCATAAGCAGCTGATGAAGTAGCAACTTCTTTAAAGTTAACGTGAGACATATTAGTTTCAATATCATCAACGATGAATTTGAAAGCATTAGCTTGGTCAACTACCAAAGAAAGTTCTTGGTCAGTTAGCATTGTTTGTGACGTGTCAGAATTTCTAGTATACGCTGATACAGAAATTACTGGCTCCTTAATAATCTTTACAGAGTCTCCATATGCTGATATTTCTCCAGCATAGTCAGTGTTAGTAATAGCTTCGACTACCGATGATTTTCTGAAAAAGTTTAAAACCTTTTTAGAATAAATTGAAGGTAGGAAAAAACTATTAGTTTGTCCAGCGACAGAGTTTGCAAAGTTACCATTAGTATCCGTTGAGGGTTCAAAAAATTGAGCCATGGGATATTCTCCTTTGTTTTATAGTTTATTTAATGATTCTGCCTTGTTGCATAGCCTCACTGATTTCACTTTCGTGTTTATCAAATTCAGCCATACTCATTGCAGCAATCTCCTTTTCAGACCATATTTTCTCTTGCGTTGGTTCAACACTTGTTGTTTTAGTTGAAACCATATCCGCAGCAGAACTAGTCTTTTTAGAAGATGACCTTTTCTTTTTCGGAGTATCTAAGCCTATATCCTTTTTAAACAAATCTATAGCTCTACTAGCTAAGTCGGCATCGTTAGCATTCTTATATATCCAATCTTGGATAGCTTCAGGTTGCTCTTTTGCCCATGCATGAAAGTCATCGCTGTTTCTGATATCATCAAAGTCAGGATGGTTTTCCATTAACCTTTTTTCTGATTCTTGTTGAACTATTTGTTGTTCTCTTTCTTGGAGTTTACTAAGACGTTCTTCTAGAACTTTTGCCTTAGATTCACTTTGTAGATGTGCAACAGTTTCAACAACTTCATAAACATCAGGATATGAGTTTTTAAATTCTTCAAGTTCTTCTTCGGTTTTAGGAGCTTTATATTCAGTTCTATTTTTAGTAGCTTCATCTAATAGCTCTTCTTCCCTAGACTTAAATTCATTAAGTTTACTATCATAATGTCTTTTTAAATCATCGTAACGCTTTTTGTAATCAGGTTTTTTATAAGGAGTATCACTTTGTTCTACTACTTCTTCCTGTTTAGCCATTTCAATTTCGTCACTTTCGTCACCTTCATTTGATGGCTCTTTAAAAAACATCTCATTACTAGATTTAAAAGGTTTATCTTCACCAGTATGCCAAGCTTTTTTTTGGTTATAAGGATTTGCTTGTTCCTCTTTTAAGACTTCTTCAGTCATTTTCTATCCTCCTAATTGGGGCTTTGTCTACAAGGTAGCTCTATGTCGACTAGAGGGCTTGTTTGTAAAGGTAGCCTTTCGGTTATTATTGTATGATAAAGTGCCTAATATCTTAGGGTAGCTTTATCTTTTAGCTTCTAACGTATGGTCTAGTAGAAAGCATAGACTTTTTAAGTTCTTCATCAACTAAGTCATTTTCCTCTTGCATTGTAGCTTGAGAACCAACCGTTTCTTTAGTAACTCTAATGTCTTGCTTTACTGCCGGTGTTTCCACAGGCATTGGAGTAAGACCAGTCTCTTCTTCTATCATACCACCATTAGCAGCTGTTTGTCTTTCATCTGCTTTAGCTTCAGCTTCTTTCATCATAGACATTAAAGTGTCTGCTCCGATTTCTTCTGTAGCTTTAGCAGTGATAACAAATTCACCGTCAGATAACCTTGCAGGTATACTGTCGGAGACTTCTGAGCCCGGTCCTTCTACAGGACCAGACCCTGAAAATTCTTGTGCAACATCCATAACCTTGTCAAATAATAGACTAAGGTCTGGATTGTTTTCTAATTCGTTCATAAGCATCTCTTCTTCTTTTTCTGAGAGTGCTTGATTTATTACAAAATCTAAATACTTATCTTCCATTTCATCATCAGAATCCATATCCATTTCTTCTTTAGGTTCTTCTGGAAGAGGTTCTAATTCTTCTTGCATTTTTTCTGATTCAGTTTTATCACTCATCATACTTTGCATTTGTTCTTCTTGTGTAGGCAGTGCTTCACTTTCCATCATACCACCCATTTGTTTTTGTGTTCTTTCTCTAAGAGCTTCAAAGTCTTTAGCAGTTAATTCTCCATCTTTGTTAGCATCTAATTTAGCTTGACCACCTGTTAATTTTTTTTCTCTATTCATAGGAAGTTCTATTCCATATTGTTTAATTTTTGAATTTACAGAATCAACTACATCTTCAGGAATTTCTCCTCCAAATCTATCTTTAATATCTTTTATATATGTTTTTCCTTGAGCACCATAAAATCTACTATTAAATTCTGATACTATTTTATTTTCAGGTGGAGCTAATATTGAATCAACAATATAGTTTACTACCCCTTGTTTTCTATTTTTTAATTCATCTTCAAAATTCATACTTCCTCTTTTCTAAGTATTGCTTCTTTAACCTGCTGGGGTAGTGTTATCAATCGTTCCAGAGAAGCTACTCTCCCCTGCAACCGGAACATTTCCGATTCCGATGTTGCCACCGCCAGTGCCTGTAACTCCAAGGTCTTGAGGTCCTTGAGGTACTCCTCCAGCTGCACCCATACCTGCTGATTGTTGACTATTGGGT